ATCTTTTATTTGGTGTATAAATATATATGATATTGATAAATGGGATTTATAAAAAAAATATTTAAAGATGTATTTTTGTGTAGTTGTATAGAAAAAAAGACATATATAAAAAAAGAAAATGAAGAGGATGATCTAAGTTCTGATGAAGAATATAGAGATATTGAATATAGCTACGAATCACACGTTTAATGAAAATGTGCTAACACATATTAAAAATAAGATAAATAAAATGAAAATATTTCTTTATATTTAAGATTTTGAATTTAATTAATTAATTAAAAATAAATGATTAAGATATACATTATAAATTTAAAATCTCGAAAAAATAAATTATTTGAAATACAAAATCAATTGGATACTCAAAATATTAAGTATGAGATTATTGAGGGTATAGATGGTAAAACATTAAATATGAGTTATTTAAATAATAATGGAATAAAAATATGTAATGAATATTATTGGAAAGTAAAAAAAAGAAATATGACTTTCGGAGAGTTAGGATGTACATTATCTCATTTAAAAATATATGAAGATATAGTAAAAAAAGATTTTAATAAATGTGTAATATTAGAGGATGATGTAATAATTCCAGATTATTTTATAAATAAATTAAAAAATATTTACAAAAATATAGATGATATATTAGATTGGGATTTAATTTATTTAGGTCGTAAAAAGATGAATTTTGGAAAAAATGATGAAAAATATAATGATAATTTTATAAAATGTGGTACAAGTTGGTGGTCTTGCGGATATATAATAAATAAGAAAGCTTGTGATTGTATATTAAATAGTAAAATAAAAGAGAATTTAATAACAATTGATGAATATTTACCAATTATAAGCGGATGTTATTATCCAGAATATTTATCACAATTCAAAATAGATAGAATATTAGAATTTTACTCATTAAAAGAATTAATTATATATCCAAATAAAAATGCATTTTTTGAAAGTGATACAGAAAATTCAATTGGAATAGATAATTATGACGATAGTTTAACAATAATTGGAGTAGCAACTGTAAAAAATGATGGTTATTATAGATTTGTTAATAGTTGCAAATATTATGGATTGAAATATAAAATATTAGGTGAAAATAGTAATATTGAATTTTCATATGGTAATGTTGAAAAATTATTTTTCCTAAAAAAAGAAATATTTATGAGAAATGATAATGAAATAGTATTAATATCAGATGTATTTGATGTAATATTAATGACAAGTGCAAAAGAAATTTTGCAAAGATTTAAAGAAATGAATGTTTCGATTTTATTTTCTGCAGAAATAGTTTGTTGGCCAGATAAAAGTTTATCAAATAAATTTCCAAAATCAGTTTCCAAATACAAGTATTTAAATAGTGGTGGTTTTATTGGAAAAGTAAAATATTTAAAAGAAATGTTTATAAATAATATTGATAATGATATATATGATGACCAATTATATTTTCAACATTGTTTTTTAAATAGTAAAAATATATTTTTAGATTATGAATGCAAAATCTTTCAAACATTTGATATTAATATTTTAAATAATAATATTGATAGTTGTCATTTTCACGGAAATGGTTGTTCAAATGTTAAAAAAATGTTTGATTTATATAGTTTTAGTAAATATAATTTCTTTCATAGAAATAGTTTAAAAATAAAAGAAGAATTGAATATTTTAGTATATATATATAATAGTAATAACACTATAATTGAAACAATAAATTCAAATATAAAGAATTATAAAAATACATTGATACTCGATAAAGTTTTGATAATAAATAATATATTAACTTATAGTCATTTATGGATAATAGATGGAAATTATATATTTAAAGGAAGTGAAGTATTAGATAAATTAATAGAATTAGATAAAGTTTTTTCAACTATAGTAATGAAAAATAATCAAAGTGGTAGTTCAAGTTGTAAAGTTGTAAATTTATTCTTAGGATATGATAGTAAATTAGCAATAGTTGAAAATATAAGATCAAATATATTGATAAAAACAAGTTATTTTAAAACTATATCGATAAATGAATTAAATATAGATACTTTAAATAATATATTTAAAGATAAATTAATAACAGTATTTGGATTAATAAGTGATATTAACTATAAAAATATATATAGCACTTATGTTATATGCAATTGTAAACAGAAATTATATGAAACAAACAAATTATTTGAATTTGATTTTTTTATTTTTGACAAAATAAATGAAAATGATATTAATTCATATGGCGTATGTAAAGATTTAGAGCATTCATATGGTGAATTAATAAATTTTATATCTCATATGGAAATATTAAAAAAAAGTAAATTATCTAGTAATGAATATATAACAATTTATGAAGATAATATATTAATAAGTAATTCTTATGATTATTTAAAAAATATTTATAAAAATATTAAATCATTAGATTTTGATTTAATAATTTTAACAAATCAATTAAATGGAGAATATAATAATAAAGATAATAAAGATAATATAATAAATATAGATTTATATTTAACTAAAATTGATAAAATAAATAATGTTATATTGGGTTATATTATATCGAATCGTGGTATAAATAAATTTTTAAATAGTAATTATAATAAGAATATAACACGTATTGATAATTTTATAAATAATTTTTATAAATATAGTAATGAAAAATTAGATATATATCAAACTAATATTAATATAGTATCATTAAATAATAAATTAATTAAATATGATAAAAGAATTAATTCTAAATTATATGAAAAAAATGAAAGTTATACTATAATATATTTAACATTATATAAATATAACAGTATTTTTATAAGAAATTGTGAATTATTGGGAATAAAATACAAAATAATAAAAGTTAATGAAAAATTAACTATAAGTAGTAAAAATCTTAAAAAGTTTAGTAAAAACTGTGATACAAAAAATATAATATTATTAAATTGTTTATCAGTGATAATATTCAATAAACCAAAATATTTAGTAAATTTTGAACATATTTTAAACTTAGATAATAACTATATTGTATATAATAATGATAATATTTTAAAGAAAAAAATAATAAATGTGAAAAATGATAATTATTTTATAAGGTATAAAGACGTAGATGAAATTGATTTAAATTCAATGATAATGGAATTTGAAGATATAAATAGAAATGAAATGTTAAGTATTTTCAATAATTTGAGAATAAATTACGATCAATATAATAATTATAAAAAAATTGACGAAGATATATTAATAAATAAAGCTATAATAATAGCAATATTTTTAGAAATTAATGATGATTTAAATATAAATATAAATAAAAATTATTATATAAAAATAAACGATTTTATAATAAATTTACGAAAAAATATAAAAGTAGGTGTATTATTTTATTCAAATAGAAAATTAAATGAAACATTTAATGTAGTTAAAAATATAAATGAAATAAATATTGAATCTATAGATTATATATGGTATTTAGATGTAACATATAAATTAGATAATATAAATACAGATTTATTGTGTAATTTATTAGAATATAATAAAGATATAATAAATTTTTTACAGAAAAATGAAAACGATGAATTACATATGTATGATAATGATATATTGATAAGTAATAATTCCAGGTGTTGGATTGTCGATAAAATATTTGGTAATTTTCTAATAAAAAAAACAATATTGAATGAAATTGAAGATAAAGATAATATATTGATTGGGTGTGAAAAATTAAATATTGTATTTCATACTGTAAATAATTTTATATCTAATCAAAAGAATACATTTATTAAAGAAATAAATTTTGATAAAATTGATATAAAAAAAGTATTAATATATGATAGAATTGGTGATCATAATATATATTGTAATTTTTTAATTTATTATTTTAATAAAAATAAAGTATCGATAGATGTTTTATTACCAAACTATGACAATATAGATAAAAAATTAATATATAATAAAATAGATAATATACAACTGAATTATGATATTATTATAGTAATAAATGAATTAAATAATTTAAGTATTTTTAGTAAATGTACAGATATATTGTTGATAAAGGTAAATAATAAAAGTAATATTACATATGATATAAATGTAAATATAATAACAATATATCCAAGTGATTATTATTTTAATTTTTTTTATAAAAATGAAGAGTATAAAAAGAATGAAATAATTGGATATAGTTGTGATTCAATAAAAAAATATATGTTTAATAATAAAATAAATTTAATATATTTTGATATTAATAATAGTAACTTAAGTAAATGTAAATATTATATAATATCAGAAAAGCAATTTGATTCTAATAAATATAGAATAAATACAATATTATGTAAATTATTTGTTTATGGTTGTATTCCAATAATTCCAAAACGTATAAAAAATAAATATAATTTAGAGGGGTGTATAATTTATATTAATAAAAAAGTAATAATTAAAAATATAGAGAATTATGATGTAAATAATATTAATGAACAAAAATTTCATAAAATATTACAATCTTTTATTTTTTTGGAAAATGATACAAATAAATGGGAAGAAAAATATATTAATAAAGAATGTGAAATAGTAAAGATTGATAAATACATATGTAAATCTCCCTTTTTTTCAGATTATTTTTGTAAGAAGTTAATTAGAAATGCTGAGAATAAAAATAATTGGCATGATATAATAAATGTTAATTCGCAATATGATGAAAGATTTAATGTAGTAGAAAATGTTCCAACATATGATGTAAATTTAACTGATTTAGGTTTATATGAATGTTTTAATTATATAGTTATGAATTATATTTCAAAGATTGTGAAAAAATTATATAATTGGAGTACAGTGCATATACATAGAGCTTTTATAGTAAAATATGAAATAGGTAATCAAGAGTATTTAAAACCACATTATGATACTTCTACATATACAATTAATATATTATTGAATGATAAATTTGAAGGCGGGGGGACACATTTTATAAATGAAAATATAACAATAAATGATAAAGTAGGGACAATTATATTACATCCTGGTTCTCCGACTCATTATCACGAAGGTTTAAAGATAACATCAGGTAAAAGATATGTATTAATAGCATTTATAAAATAAATTATAAAATAAATGGTATTTGATAGAATTAAAAGTATAGGTGAATTAAACAATGTTAAAATAAGTGATATGTGTTTGGTTTTTAAAAGAAATATTGATTTATCTAGCGAATCTTCTGTAGATACAATAAATTTTAAGAATAACTTTTCAAATATGTCTTTTACAGATTTTTATAGAACAGAATTAGAATTAAAAGAATATATTAAAGAAAAAGGTGAAAATATAAGGCACGATCAAGTTTTGAATATACCTGAAAATAGCAGTATACCATTTAATGGTGAAATAAGTATTAGAAATTTTGAAAATTCAAAACAATATGATATATTAGAATGTGAGTTTACGAGTTCAAGTTATTCTGATTGTACAAATATAAATTTTTTTAATAGTGTTAGATCATTAGAGAATAGTAAAATAAATAAATTGAATAGTAATATAGATATTATAAAGTATAAGATTCTATCATCAGCAGAAATTATAAGTGATACATCAGGATTTGGCGCAATTGATGTTAATTTTAATGATAATATATTTACAAATTTAATAATAATTGATATATATACAGATACATTAATAACAGGATATCATGGAGCATCAGTAAGTGGAGCTAATTCTAGTGGTTTGAATGGTGGTGATGGAAGTAATGGTAATAACGGGAGTTCAGCTATTATATTTAAAAACGTACCTTCTAATGGAATAAAATCATATATATATCAAAATGATAATAACATAATAGGTGGTTTTGGGTCAAGTGGTGGTAATGGTGGTAATGGAGGGAAAAAAGCTATGTCAGAAGCTTACGTTGAAGAAATTGAAGCTGTAGAACATGTACAAGGTAAATATTATAAAGATTTTGATCTAGACTCAGTTATAATAAAACTTGGTACTGCTGATTTTATAAAAACAGGTTTATGGGCTAAACGAAACACTGGTAACGAAGTTTATTTTGGACTATTTGATGATAATTACACTCAGCCAGTACACCATGGATGGCTTGTAAATAGTAATGGTACAAAAAGAACAGCTATCAATAACGAAGCTATAAAATCCCTTTTTAGTGGTGCTTATAGTGGACAAGAAGCAAGTGTCAGTATCGATGACGAATCGGTATGGACTACTATGAGACTTGATAATTATGGATCTGAAGATTGGGAGTATTGGACTGACTTGGGCGAGTGGAAAGGGAACTGGTCGGATACTGATGCACAAGGAATAGTAAGTCTTAAAGGAAAAGCTACTCTTTATTCATATGGTTCAGTTAAACCAGCTGATGCAGATGGAACCACAACAACTTATGTAGCGGGTGTTGCATACAGAGCTTCTAATAAAGGTCATGAACAACAAGCTGCAAATGCAACAGACGCTACATCGGGAACAGCGGCTGTTGCAAGAATTAACAACGCAAGAAATCATTTTAAAGCCGTCAAAGGATCAACTGGAACTGTTCCTAATAATAGTAATACTAATAATAATAATATTAGTTATAATATAATGGATGCAGGAGCAAATGGAACAGGAGGAGAACCTGGTACAAATGCAGAAGAAATTGAAAAAAATGGAATATATGCCGAATTAATAACTATTCAGTAATTATTTGAAACTATTTTATTTTATCTACAAAATTATTGTAATATATAACTTTATTTAAGTAAATTTAATATTATTAAAAGTATATCAATATAAAAACAATAAAATAAGAATAATATAAATGGATTTAATATTTGAAAATAAATATAGAAATATAAAAGTTTATAAATATCAAACTATTATAGAAAAAAATAGTAATATTGGAAATATTTTATTAAATGGTTTATTACATTGGAATTCTATAAGTGATAAAGAAATTCAAAATATTAAAAATATAATAACAAATAATGATATTGGTTTTAAAGGATATACAATAGCGGATGCAATTGTATTACAAAATGATGATAAAGATATTCATTATTATGCATATTTTAATAATGATAATATAGAATTATGGTATATATCAGGAACATATGATATGGTAGTATGTGATGATAATTTAAAGTTTAATGATTTATTATTTTTTATACAGAGTTAATAAATAATAATCTTAATAAATAATAATAATCTTAATAAAAAATAATAATCTTAATAAAAAATATTAATCTTAATAAAAAATAATTAAAATGGAAGATTATGTGAAAGATATATTATTTAAGCCACGAGTAAAACGTCTTCACCTATATCAACTTACGATTGAAACATTAGTAATTTTTAATAAAGAAATATTAGATAAAATTGTAGAAAATCCAAATATTGATTATAAAAATAAATTATTAAAATTAGAAAAATATATAATAAAACCATTAATACATAAAAATGCCAATAAATTATATGAAAAATTAGTAGAAATATTAAAAAATAGCTTTGATATAGTAGAAGATGAGAAAATATATGAATTATTTACTGAAGAAGTATCAAAGTATGTAATAATGTGTATAAATAGTTCAACATTTGATTTAGAAAAGTTAGTTTGGGATGAAATATTAAGTGATGATTACTACGGAGATGGAAATGAAGATGAAATACTTAAAGCAATAATTAAGAAACATAAAAAAATAGATGTAGGTTTATTTTTAAATTATAGTAAATATGGAAGGTATGTGCCTTTCAGTAGATTTAGAGAAATTATAACAGTAGATAATATTCCTGATAAGATAGATACTACTACGTGTAATTATATTAAAAATAATTTAACATTACAATATACGAATAAAACTAAAATAAATGGATTATTTTTTCTCGGTCCAGTGATAGAATATAGATGGTATGAAGATGGTAGTATTGTTATAACAAATAATAATAGATTAAAAGTAATAGTAAAGATCTTATTCAAGTGTAAAGCATTAATGTTAATAAGTGAATATTTGAAAGAGCAACCAACATTTGATGTAAATGAAGAAGATCCATTGTATTTTGTAGGAAAATATCCAAATGAGAATAAAGAAATATATGAATTACAAAAAGAAGAGTTTAAAAGATTACTACGATTAACTATAAGAAATAAAGCGAATAGTAATATTAGATTATCAATTGCATTTAGAAAATTGTTAGAAACTAAAACATCTAGAGTAATTGAGTATCCTTTAAATTTGCGTAGTAGTTTAAAATATGAAAAGAAATTACAGGAAGTGATAGATGGTAGGATTATTAGTAAATCAAAATCAAACTAAAATGTAGAATAGATATAGAAAAAAATAAATAATAATAATATTTATAGAATGAATATAAATTGAAATTGTATAAGATTATAAAAATCAACAAAAAGAATTAAGATCTTGATCTTTTTTTAAGAATGATCTACAAAAAGAATTAATGATTTATAATTAAGGTCTTGATCTTTTTTTATAAAAATCTACAAAAAGAATTAAGATCAAGATAATAAATTATATAAATTGATATTGTTATTTTATAAGATTATAAAAATCTACAAAAAGAATTATATAAATTGATATTGTATAAGATTATAAAAATTTACAGAATAAATTAATAAAATATAATTAAGTCTATGATCTTTTTTTTAATAATATTTATAGAATGATTTATAGAAATTAAATTGATATTGTATAATATTATAATAATTTACAGAATGAATGATTTATAATTAACTCCATGATCTTTTTTCTAATATCTATAGAATGATTTCTAGAAATCTAATTTAAATTGTATAAGATTATAAAAATTTACAGAATAAATTAATAAAATATAATTAAGTCTATGATCTTTTTTTTATAATAT